GTGATGAGAAAGGTACTTCCTTTCCAGCAATTACAAACTTCTTATAGTCGGTTGTCTTAATAATTTCTGCCATTTTGCTGCCGCTGACTTCCTGTGGGTTTCGGCTTTCAATTTTTATTACCGCGGCTTCTGCTTTGGCTTGAGAAGCGAATATCAATGTAATCACCATGTTCGTCAAATTCTGCGGGACTCTTTTTCAAACTTATCATCAAGCATTTTTTATCTAAGGGCGTCATTTCATCCGTAGACCAAGCGTCCGCTGCCTTATATTCTAATGCTGGATATGCGGCAACCAAGTCAGCCTCCGATAAGAGGACGGGAGCTTGCTCTAAACGGGCTTTCTCGTAGATTTTCTTTTCCGTAGATGCTCGGCGTGTGGCACTCCGATGATTGAATTCACAGGCCGACCCTTTCCCGCAGACCATCTTCTTGCCCTTTTGAGGATTCGGTTTTCCACCAGGGAGCCATCTTCTTGTATTAATGTGTTTCCCAGCAGCGAAATTACATTCCTTTGCTCCGTGAAAAAGAGTACAGTTCGCATTCGGGCAATTTGACCCCTTAGGGCACTTAGGTGCTCGGCGATGAACTACTTCTCCGCGGCCATAGGCTTTTGCTTCGGGGGTTGCTGACCGCGGCTCAATCGCCTTTGACCGCGACCGGCTTTTGGGTTTAAAAAAATTGGGGTCTTCTTCCTCCATCATATTAGCCCAGCTACGTTCCATCCCTATTTATTGGAGGGAAAATACTTAGATGATTAGGCCTACCGGGCAATGATCCGAGCCCACTTGGTCCGTATAAATAATCGCCTCCTTGATTTTTTTTGCTAGAATCTTTGAGACCAGCCAATAATCAATACGCCAGCCTCTGTTGTGTTCCCGCGCTTTGAAGAGGTACGTCCAATATGTGAAGGTCTGCTTATCGGGATGCTTTTCCCTGTATGTATCTACCATATCTTCTAGTAGTGTGGAGAAATTGGCTCTTTCCTCATCGGTGAATCCAGCAGAACGATGATGCGTTTCTGGCTTGAAAATATCAATGTCCTTGTGCGCTACATTCAGATCACCGCCGAGAATTATTGGCTTCTTCTTCTCTAGCTTCGTGATAAAGCGGTGAAATTCAGTATCCCACTGCTCGGTTCTATAATCAAGACGCTTCAGGTCTTGGCCCGCATTTGGTGTATACACATGAACAACATAGAATTTAGGAAACTCTAGAGTAATTACGCGTCCCTCTTGGCTATGTTCATGTTCCTTGGGATGAGTATCATATTGAACAGAAATAGGCTCTACTTTTGACCACATAGCTGTTCCAGCATATCCCTTCCTTGCCTTGCTCGTATTATAATACTTGAACGGATATTCGGGGAAGGCTGCGTCTAATTCTTGGAGAAATTCCTTTTCCTTTTCTGTTCCATTTAATTTCGTTTCTCCTAGACCGAGGACAGTTGGACTTTCCTTTTTAATGAACTCCTGAAAATTATTCTTTTTAACAATATTCTTGAGTGAATTGACATTCCAGGCAATGAATGAAGGCATTTTCTTATTACTTTTGTGGGAAATTTATGAATTCAAATTTATTTATTTTATTTGACTAGGGATGGGTGATAATGTAACAGAAGCAGTGCGACAACGCTTATTGCGGCAAAATTTAAATTGGTGGAAAGGAGATAAAAGAGAATTATCACGCGAAAATATAAATCAATTACGAAATGAATTTAACATTGAATATAGACATAGACGTTTTTATAATTTACGGCCGCAGACTCAAAAACCTTTAGTAAAAGTAGGGAAGATGCCAAGATGTGATAATTGTATAAGGAAAGGTGTGGTTTGTAGCGGTCCTACTAATCCTAGAATGCGGATGTGTGCTCAATGTGCTGTAGATAGACTCAAGCCGGAAGATTGCGTTTATTCTTCATTGGATCTGAATCTTCCTGCGTGGGCTGGAGGTGCTGGTGGAGGGGCCGCAAATGCTCTTATTCAACCGGCTCAGGCCGGCGCTGGTGGAGCAGGCCTGGCCATTCGGATTCCTCAGAATGCTGGAAGAGGATCTCCGACAGGAATGGTAAATGAAGAAAATGTGAACAACGAAAATGACAATGGCGTGAATAGTAATGCTAGCCGTGACCCCAACGCTACAGAGGAACAAATTGCTGCTGGAAGGGCGAAAAAACAAGCACGCAGAAATAAGGTTGCTAGAAATGTAGCGGCAAGTGCTTTGGTTAATTTGGCTGCCGGCAATGAAAGTGCGAAGGCTGTTGGCGCAATGGCTAAGGCTGCTGGGGCTGGAGGTAAGCGTTCAAGGACATACAAGCGGAAGAATCTCAAGAGCAAGCAGAAGCAGACAAGAAAACAAAAGCAATAAGTAGAGATGTCAAATGCTAAAGCATGTATTTTTTATTCAATGATTCGTATTTTGGCGGATGAAAAGATATTTGTAGATTATGATACATTAGAAACTTTACCAATTATGACACATCATTTAATTGAGACTTCGCAAAGATGCCCTGGTGTTATAATGAAACACGAGCTTCATTTTTCTGGACCAGATTCTGAGGCAAAGAAAGTAGCTTTTATGTCAAAACCATTAATTAAAGATATTATGCAAAAATATATTGATACATACCTAAGGGACAAACCCGGTCCTATGCCAGCTTTGCCTGAGTGGGAAGAGTTAATACCTGAAAATCCCATGAGCTCGGCAGCAATTGATGCTTTATATAATTCTGAAAAAAAAGAAAGAAAACGGACAAGGAAACAGCAGAAAAGCCGGAAACAGACTCGTAAGCAGAAGCAGGTTAAACGCAAGTAAGGATAATTTTATTCATCTTAAATAAATGACTTGGGGTGCTGGATACTATAATTATGATGGTGTATGGCATCCTAGGGTAGAATGGCCCAAACGCCGTCAACAGCAGACCCGCAAGCAGGCACAGCGCAAACAGCAAAAGACTCGGAAGCAAGTACAGCGCAAACAGCAGAAGACCCGAAAGCAGATTAAACGCAAGTAAGCAAACAGGGCAAGTCGCGTTTGAAAGACGCATACGCCTTCAGGTAAAGAGGGCCAGTGCCCGGATAGTACAAAGAATCCCTCCATGCTGGAAGATTTCTTTTGACTACAAACCAGAATCGCAGAAGAATTTTCATCTTCGCAATCCGCTGTTGAATATCGGGATTTTTATGGATAAGAGCCTTAAAGGATAAAGGAGAAAACAAGAAGTCACATGCAAGAAGTAGTTTGCCTGTCTTTGGAAGTTCAAAGAACTTTACTAGATGATGGCTATCTTCTTCCTTTGTTCTTACTAACATTTCCAAATGATACGGCCAATCTGGTTGAAAATGCTTGGATGCTACAAACTGCTTGAGATAACGCTGATACTTGAAAATAAAGAGGCGCAGAACAGCAGATTCACTTTTTACTAGCGAAACCTGATTCTTATTAAAGATTTCCAGCACCATATCATATCGTTGAAAACTGAGAGCCTTTTGGACCCAAGCATCAATCTCATCTTGATAAACTCTAATATGCTTCACGCCATCAAGAGCATCTGCTAGATTATCCACTGTTGAGACAGGATTATTAATTGCGTTTGTTACACGCTTCACGCGCCGGGTATCCTTGGTTTCTTTAGTCGGCATTTTGTCCACCTGTTAGTAAGGGCTGGGGGGCTTTCAATTTTTACGCGTTTGATTTGACTTAAAAACCATTCTGTTATATCCATTATCTATTTTACTAAAGACGAATCCTGACTTAGTATAGCATTTTTTTGCGGAACGATTATTTTTTTTAACAATAAGAAATACCTTTCCTTTGGCTTTTTTTGTTAGTTTTTTAACACTTTTCATAGCGTATCCTTGACCTCTATAGGCTGGATTTGTATAGACCATATTAATTTCACATCTTCCAGCTGAGGGACATAGCAAACGAGCAGTGGATATAACTGTTGTGCCGTCATATGTTAAAGCGATTTTAGTGTTGCGTTTATCTTTTGCTGCTTCATTAACTATATTTTCATATGAAACATTGTGTCCGCGTAAATCCTTGACTGAGTCCTCAAAAGATTCTTTGAGACCGGTTTTCATAAGATGTTCAAACTGTGGAATAGAAACAATCTTTTCTTCTATCATCCCCTACTTAGGATACTGAAAGTATATTCAGACAATAGGATGCGGGAGGCTTTTATGGATACACCGGAACTTGTTAAGCTTCTAGCAAATCCCATGCTCTTGAAATCTTTTAACGCGCTGCTCAATGATCATGGGGACTACCAAAGCATAGAAGGACATTTTACACTGGATGATGTAATTGCGAACTTCCAGCAAGAAAAGCGGCCTATTATGTATTATATAATCTGGACTCCTGATACAATTGTGTTTACTTCGCGAATGTTTTTGACGCCTAAAACGGGTTATATCACGATGGTTCATACCCATGATGGATATAAACGACGAGGAATTTGCTCTGGGGCTTTTAACAAAATATTTAAGCATTTTGCGGATATCACGCGATGGAAATTAGATGTGGAAAAGGGGAATCAAGCAGCAATAGGTTGTTATACAAAGATGGGATTCAAAGCGGCGGCTAAACAGCCAATACCTTATGCGATTGTTATGGCACTTACTATGCGGAAAAAATCATAAAAAAAAAGATACTTTAAAATAAGATGTCTCGTGTTGTTCGCGTTGCTGGAAGAATGGTTGAACTTTCAGGACTACATGGTATTTGGCTAGGACCCGACCATTTATCTCGGTCGCGCATCACACTATTCTATATTAATAATAAACCTACAGAGGTGATTAACTATGGATGTAATGAACACATACAAGCCGAAAAAGATAGACTGGCTCTAGAGGAAGCAAAGAAGGAATTTCTTAAAGAAGAGTCTTTATTGAAACTCCGCTGATTTTTGTTGCTTCAACTGTTCCTGGTTTTGTTTGAATTCCTCGGCCTTCTAACGCAGCCCAGCCGAAAAGGTCTCCCCGCTTTTGATTCGGGATAACAATATCTAGGTATTCACGATTGCCGATACCGAGACATATCAATGTACAGACTCCATGATCTCGGCTGATTTGTCTGCCGGAAGCAATAATTCCTCGGAACTTGACTGTGCGGCGCCCGTCCAAACGGAGTTGTGCTTCGTATGTTAAACCGCAGGTAGGTAAGAACTCTTCAGTTATCCAATAACCAAGCGTTTTGAAATCCTCTGCTGGAGATGGCTGCTTTAAAAGTTGCTGTTCTTGTGTCTTTGTGGGTTTTAGTGTGGGTTTTCCATCTCTTATGGAAACGCAATAGGGAGGTGGTTCTCTGCTGAGACCCAAGCCAGAACACCGT